CAAGTGAACGACGCCGACGAGCACGGCGGCCTCGATTGGGAGAGCGCCGAGTTCGAGGAGCTGCCCTATCCTATCCCGAATGAGTAAACCCTAGAGGGAAGTCCCTGCAGCATGGCCGCCGGCGACTATGGCAAGGCGGAAAACCGTCACAAATCGGCCGCCCGGACGCGGGTCTAAGAGCCAAAAGGGAGGGCCACCCCTTCGACCTGGCCGCGATCGCGAGGCACCCCCGGCACCCCCCCCGAACGCCCACCGGCCGGCCCCCATGCCCCCTAGCGCACGCGATTTTATTGATTTCGGAGCGCCTCAAGCGCCTCCTAGAGCTGTCTGCCCTGCGGCGACGGCCGGAAAATTGAAGCGGAAAATGGGGCGCGGGGAAGGGGGAGGGATTGACGCGCCTGTATGCGTTGGGGCAACACTGGCTAGGCGCGGGGAATGGACCGCGCAAGTGGGCGGGGGATTTTTGGCGGTGGATAGGAGTTATCTCACGTGGGCGCAGGTGGCGCTTGAGGCGCGGATCCGGGGTATGGAGCCGGCGCTCGAGTTGCTGGCAATCGACGAGCACGATCGCCTGGTCGCGGTGGCGGCCAAGTTCCGCGAGCTCGCTAGCGGTTTCAAGCCGATCCAGATCGCGGCCGATCAGCTCGACGCCATCGCCGAGCACGGTGCCGGCGTGCTGCGCGCGCCCGCGCCAATCGAGCTCGGTCAGGCGGTCGAGACGATTGCCAGGCTAGCGCGCGAGAAGCCGATGAACCGGCAGGCGCGGCGGGCCGACGAGGCGAGGGGCGAGCGGCAGGATCGGCGGCTCAAGCGCAGCTCGCGATTGCAGGACATTGCCCGCGCGGCGGGCGAGATGCTTCAATGAGTTTCATCCCGGCCATTCCGGGGGCTAACCGCGCCGGTAGCCCTGCAAAGGCCGTCCTCCCGCTCGTGGCTTCGGCCGCGTCGGGCAATACCGGGTCGGGCGCGTCGACGGATTGGGTAGCCGGCGGCGTGGATAAGACGGTCAAGGGCGGTTCCGGCGTCGATTTTCCGCCTTCGGGCGACGAATTCGATTGCGAGGTGTGCCGGTGAGCTCGATCGCGACGCTGATGAAGCCGGTCGGACCGAAGGCCGAGGCGTTCGCGTTCGACAAGCGGTTGATCACCGGGATCATGGGGCCGGTCGGCTCGGCCAAAACGACGACGTGCATTCGCAAGATGATCCACGGCGCGCTGTGGCAGACGCCGGGGCCTGACGGCGTGTTCCGCGCCAAGTGGGGGGTGATCCGCGACACCTATCCGCAGCTCAAGAAAACCGCGTTGGCGAGCTGGTTCACCTGGTTTCCCAAGAAGCTCGGCCAATGGAACGGCGAGGCGCCCTACGAGCACACGGTGCGGTTCAAGGTTATGGCCGGGGCGCCGTTCATCGCCGGGCCGCGCCGGTGGGTGACGGTCGAGCTGACGGTGCTGTTCGCCGCGCTCGGCGAGCACAAGGTCGAGGACGTCCTGCGCGGGTGGGAGCTCACCGGCCTGTGGATGAACGAAGGCGATCTCGTGGCGCGCGACGTGTTCACGTTCGGCGTCGGCCGCATTGGCCGCTATCCGAGTGCCTCGCAGGGCGGTTGCACCTGGCGCGGGATCATTCTCGACATGAACGCGCCCGACGTGGACAACTGGACCTATGAGATTTTCGTAGACCAGGATCTCGGGCTCGACGATGAAACTAAGGCCGAGCTGCTCGAGGAGCTCGGCGAGCTGTTCGGAATCGGTTTCTACGTGCAGCCGGGCGGGCGATCGAAGGATCCGCCGCCTGAGAACATCGAGAACCTGCCGAAGGGTTACTATGCGCAGCAGATCATGGGTATGGGGCGCGACAAGCACAAAATCCGCCGCATGGTCGACAACGAGTTCGGGCCGGTGCGGAAGGGTCAGCCGGTGTTCCCCGAATACCAGGACGATCTACACTGTGCGAAGGCCAAGCTCGATCCGATCCGGGGCAAGGATCTACGCCTGTCGGTCGACGGCGGGCTGACGCCGGCGGCGGTGTTTCAGCAGCGCGATCATCGCGGCCAGGTCCGCACCCTGGGCGAGGTCGTCGTGTTCGCCGACAACGACGAGGAGGAGCTCGAGCAGCTCGGCCCGTCGGCGTTCGCGCGAATGTGCGCGCGCTACGCGCAAGACGAGTTCCCCGACAACAAGATCGCCGAGATCGGGTTCGCGGATCCGGCGACGCTGGCGGGCGAGGGCGCGGCGGGCGAGGATCGGAGCTGGCGGCAGACGTTCCAGGCCGAGCTATCCAAGGCGCTCGGTTACAAGGTGCGGATCAAGCCGGCGCCGGTGAAGGGGAACGCGCTCACGCCGCGCCTCGAGTCGGTGCGCAAGCCGATGCAGCGCCTGGTCGAGGGCGGCGAGCCCGGTTACGTGATCTGCCCGGTGCGCTGCCCGATCCTGCGGCGCGGCTTCAAGGGAATGTATGTCTATCGGCGAACGACATTGCAGGGCGGGCATGGCCGCTATCTCGACGAGCCGGTGAAGAACGATTACAGTCACGTCCAGGACGCCAACCAATACGGTTGCGCGAGCTATGAGAAATCGCCGGTCGATGATACACGCTCGGGCCATCACCCAGGGGAGCGCGGCCATCCGGGCGAGCGCGTGAAGGTGACGCACAAGTATGACGTCTTTGTGGGGAGATAGACGATGAAAGCAATTGGATCAGTTATTCGCGCGCCTCTCAAGGCGCTCGGGATTGTCAAGTCGCCGGGCTGCGCACCGCAGCCGTTGCGAAGCGTGACGCGCGACGATGCGCGCGATCGTGCGTCGATGGAAGATGAATTGCGGCGGCGCCGGGGTGGCGCGGCCGATATGCTGACGGGTGCCGGCGGCGCCGAGGCCGGCGGCGGCGGTAAGAGCACTCTCGGCTAAGGAGACTGAAATTGGCGGACAAATCAAGAGACGTGCCGCCGGCGGAAAACCCGCCGGCCGATAACAACAAGCGGCTCGCCTATCTCGAGGAAACGGCGCCGAAAGTGCTCGCGATCGCCGCGAGCCTGTTAGGCAAGCTGTTGCCCGATCACGAGCTCGCCCCGAGGGACGCGGGGGAAGACCCGCTCGTCCATACGATCCGCCTGTTGACCGAGGCGCAGGACGCGCTCGAGGAGCGCGCCGGCAATTCCGACGACGCCGAAACGATCGCGGCTCTCGAGGAGAAGGTTCTCACGCTCGAGGAGGATCTCGCGACGGTGCGCAAGGCCGAAGCGGCGGCCAATCGCGGGGCGCGTATGGCCCACCGCCAGGGCAAGTCGCCGGGCAAGGCGCGCAAGGTCGGCGAGCTGAAAGACGGCACCGATCGCGAGGCGCTGCTCAAGGCGATGGACGACGGCGAGAACCTTGAGATCGTGCTTTCGACCGGCACGGCCGAGATCCTCGAGTTCGATCCGATCATGGTCTATCCGCAGGCGTTCCGCCGCACCGGCCGCTCGCGTTTCGACCTGATCGACGCGGTGATCGTCAAGGGCGCCGGCAAAGAGCAGCGCGTTCGCGGCGTGGCGTTGCTGGCGGGGGGCAAGCAAATAGCCTATACGGCGTTCCCTAACCCGGTGAAGGTGCCGGTGGGGCAGCAGGTGAAGTTCGATCGGATGATCGGCTTTGTCGCGCCGCCGTCGCCGGGTTAGGCGACGAAGGGAAGTGACGGGGCGGCCGCCGGCGGAATAGACGCCGGCGGCCATGCTTGAGTCGAGTAGAGGGTGGAACGAATGGCCGACGAGACGGAACAGGACGAGGGCCTGGTCAAGGGGATCCTGTGCGACCAGGAGCGCATGGCCGCGAAGCGCAAGCTCTACGAGCCGCTTTACAAGGAAATCGACCGCTACATCGACCCGTTCGGATCGGGCGGGTTCCAGCGCGCCGAGAACGTCGATCGCTCGATCGAGGATCTCTACGACGTGACGGCCATCAACCAGCTCGACCGGGGAACGGCGGTGATCACCAGCGTCACGACGCCGCGCAACCAGCGGTGGCACGGCGTGGGCTTCAAGGATCCCGAGCTGATGAAGCTGCCGATCGTGCGGCGGTGGTGCGAGCACGCGGCCGATAGAATGTTCGCCTGCCGCTATGCCCCGCACGCCGGGTTCGAGACGCAAGCGAGCGAGGACGCGCGCCAGGAGCTCAAATACGGCACCGCGCCGCTGTGGGTGGATGAAGTGCGCGGCAAGGGTTTGTTCTACAAGTCGCTGCACTTGTCCGAGATCTACGTGCGCGAGAATTACTACGGCCGCGTCGATACCGTTCACCGCAAGTTCGAGCTGACGCTGCGCCAGGCGGTGCAGCAATTCGGGCTCGACAACCTTTCGGACAAGTCGAGCCAGCTCTATGAGGAGCCGAAGAAGCGCGACGACAAGATCGAGCTGCTGCATTGCGTGCGGCCGAACGGCGATTACGAGAAAGAGCGGCTCGACTATCGCGGCAAGCCGATAGAAAGCATCTACGTCGAGGTCGATACCAAGCACATGATCCGGCGATCGGGTTACTACACGATGCCGATCCTAGTGAGCCGGCACATCACCGGCCCGCGCGACGAATACGGCCGATCGCCGGCGATGAAGATCCTCGCCACGGCGAAGGGGCTTAACGCAATGGCGCGCACGATCCTCGACGCCGGCAACCGGGCGGTCGATCCGCCGCTGTTGTTCCACGACGACGCCGATATTTCGGCGCTGATCACCAAGCCGGGCGGGCTCAATCCCGGCGGCGTCGACGAGTTTGGCCGGGAAATGGTCAAGCCGCTCTACACCGGCGCGCAGCTCCCGTTCGGGATGGAAATGCAGGCGCAGGATCGAGCGATCGTCGAACAGGCGTTTTTCGAGGAGTTCTTTCGCCTGCTATCCAACCCGGCTGACCGCATGACGGCGACGCAAGTCGTGGAGACGCTGCAAAAGGAGGGCGTGCTGATCAGCCCCATCGCGGGCCGGCGGGAGACGGAGAAGCTCGGCCCGATGGGCGAGCGCGAGCTCGACCTGTTGCTGCGCGCCGATCAGATCGACCCGATGCCCGAGGAGGTCCGTGAGGCCGGGGCCGGGCCGCGCGTCACCATGACGAACCCGCTGTCGCGCATGGCGCGCGCCGAGGAGGTTTCGGGCTTCACGCGCTTGGTCGAGATCGGGATCCAGGCCGCCAGCGCCGGCGCCCCGCAGGCGCTAAAGGTGATCAATTTCGAGCAGGGGATGCGCGACACGGCCGAAGTGCTCGGCGTGCGCTCGAGCCATATCTACTCGCCCGACGAGCTGGCGGCGCAAGCGGCGGCCGAGGCCGAGGAAAAGCAGGCGATGATCGGCGCCGAGGTCGCGCCGAAAGTGGCCGGCGCTGCGCTCGACGTGGCGCGCGCGAATGAGATCGCGGCGCGCCTCGGCCAGGGTGGCGGGCTGTGAGCTCGGCCGATCCGCGCGATCGCCGGATCGCCGAGCGCGTCAAGAGCGCCAAGCGGCGGATCCTGATCGGCACCGCGCGGTGCTTCAAGGCGTGCTTCCTGGGCGAGGATGGGAAGGTATCCTATGAAGGCGAGCGCGCGATCGCGGATCTGCGCAAGTTTGCGCGCATGGGACACGGTCCCGACGATCACGCTTTCCTGCGCGATCTCGAGGGGCGGATCGACCCGATCAGCATGGCAAGGATCGAGGGGCGCCGCGAGACGGTGAACCGCCTGGTCCGTTTTTTGGAGCTGGACCCGGCAGCGGTGCAGCAATTCGTGGAGGTGGACAATGAGAGTTAGGGGATCGGTTTTGTCAGGGGTTGCGTTCGGCGCCATGACAGCGAGCGAGCTGCGCCTGGGGCGCTATCTGCGTGCGCCGGAAGGGCACGGTGACGGTGGCGGCGGCGGCGGTGCGGCCGGGCTGCTCGACGATGATCCGCCTGCCGCCGGCGGCGATGGCGACAAGTCCGGCGGGGACAAGGGCGCCGGTGGCGACGCCGGCCAAAGCGGCGCCGATCCGGCCGATCTCGCCTGGGCGACCGGGATCTCGGCCGAGAAGGGCGACGGCGAGGAGCTAACGAACCGCGATTGGCTCGGCAAGCGCGGCTACAAGGATTTCGATGCCGTGGTGCGCGACGCGCGCAATCTCGAGCGCAGCTTGCGCGAAGGGGGCAAGGTCAAGATCCCCGGCGAGGATGCCAAGCCCGAGGAGATCAAGGCGTTCCGCGAGGCGATCGGTGTGCCCGAGAAGTCCGACGGCTACGAGATCAAGCTGCCCGACGCGGAAGGTGGCAATTACAAGCTTGAGATCGACGCCGGGTTCCTCGAGCCGATGCGCGAGATCGCGCACCAGCACAACGTGCCCAAGGCCGCATTCGAGGCGATGGCGCAGCAGTTCGTCACGGCGCAGCTCGAGGACATGAAGGCCGAGGCCGGCCAGGCCGACGCCGACGCGGCGGCGAAGGTCAAGGAGTGGGGGCAGAAGGCCGATCAGAACAAGATGGATCTCAAGCGCGGCGCGGAGATACTAGGGCTGAAACGGCAGGACGTCGCCGAGCTGCAAAAGGGCGGCAACGTCGGCCGGGTGATGGATCTGCTCGCCAAGGTGGGAAGCCTGGCGGGCGAGGATTTCTTTGCCGGCGAGGGCGGAAGCCAGAAGTTCGGCGTCACGTCGCTCGAGGAGGCGCAGTCCGAGCTCGATCGCATAAGCTCGGACAAGGACACTTACGCCAAGCTCAAGGCGAAGGATCCGACGACAGTTGCCAAGTATGACCGGCTGATCAGCGCGGTGGCGCATTTCAAGGCGCAGGCCGCCAAACGCTGATCCTCGATCGACCCTAGACGGCCCCGGCTATGCGCGATTCCGCCATAGCCGGGGCTGTCTATTTCAGTCGATCGCGTGCCGGCTCGGCTTGACGGATTGCCCGGCTTCGTGGCAAGGATCGCACCTGTTCCTTTGGGGGAGCATCAAGCCCGGCTTCGCCAATCGTCTCGATCGGCCCCGGCCCTGGTGTGGAGCACTCGGCGAACCGTGCCGTGAACGGTAGAACAGGCCCGGTTTTTACCGCTTCGCCTTTCGCAATTGGACCGCAATTCGATTGAGGGAGGCCCACGATGGGCGACGTAACTTTCACCGCACAGACCAAGTTCGAGAACGCGATGCGTCTCGAGCTCAACCAGAACAAGCCGCTGCTCGCTTCGCGGGCGATGGAGCGTGACTGCGCAGGCGCCGAGAAGAAGAAGCTCGAGAACCTGATCAGCCAGGCGCAAATGAAGAAAAAGACCGCCCGCAACACCGACGTCGAATATGATCAGACGGGTTGGGACGGGATCTGGATCGCCAAGCCCGACACCGACTATCTTGCGACCGAAGTCGATAACGACGACAAGCTCGTGACCGAGGTCGATCTCGAGGGCGGCGAGCTCATGAATCACTCGGCGGCCTACAACCGCGCCTGGGACGATGCGTTCCTGGCTGGCTTCTTCGGCGACCTGATCACCGGCAAGAGCGGGACGGTGCTCAATCCGTTCCCGAGCGGCAACGTGGTCGATGCGGCTGTTGGCGACAGCGGCGCCTCGGCCACCGGCATGAACGTCAAGAAGATCAAGCGCGCGCGCCGGATCCTGGCGGGAAATTACGTCGATATGCAGCAGCAGTTCTATCTCGCGATCGGCTCCGAACAGGTCGAAAACCTGTTCGACGAGATCGAGGCGACGAACCAGGACTACAAGCAGCTCGGCGTGCGCCTGTCGCCCGACGGCAAGCACCTGCTCGGTATGCTCGGTTTCGAGTTCATCGAAATGGAGCTAGGCAATCCGCTGCTCTACAGCACGGATCTGACGGTGAACGCCTCGAGCGAGCGCCTCAATCCGTATTGGAGCGCCGACGGGATGGTGATGGGCGTCTGGGAAAAGATCTTCACCAGTGTCGATCCGCTGCCCGGCCGCCACCACAATCACCAGGTCTATACCCGCACGGTCGTCGCCGCTTCGCGCACCGATCAGAGCCGTTGCGGCTACATCGAGAACGTCGAGGCGTAAGCCCCGGCGTGATCACGCGATCGGCGGCCGGGATCGGGGGGATCGCCCGGCCGCCGATTTACCAAAGGATCCCCGGAGGGCGGTGCTCCTAAGCTGCCGCACCCTTTGGAGTAGCATGATATGGCTGAAAAGAAATCACGCGAGCAGGACCGCACCGGCACGCCGGCCGCGCTGCAAACCGGGCACCTGGTGAACGGGCGCTTCCGCAGCTTGCGCGCCTCGGTCCATCTTTCGTCAACGGTTGTGGCGAACGGTGACACGATCGCGCTCGGCAAGCGGCCGAAGGGCTCGCGCTATTGCGGGCACCGGATCACGGCGGGCGTCTCGCTCGGCACCGCGACGCTGGCGATCGGCGTTGCGGGCACCGCCGGCAAGTATCGCGCGGCGGCGACGCACACCGCCGTCGACACGCCGAGCGACGTCGCGATCGCGGCGCGCCTGGCAGACGATCCGCTGACGGCCGACGAGGACATGATCGCCACGATCGGCACCGGCGCGCTCCCGACGAGTGATCACTATCTCGTGATCGAGACGTTCTACACTTACGACTGATCGGCGAGGGGCCGGCGCGTGCGGGGGCGCGCCGGCCTCGCGCTCGGTTTCTCCCTCGCGGTGCGTGACAGCGGGGGGATTGCATGGCCGAGGAGATCGACGTTGAAATCGCCAACCTGGCGACGGGTTTTTTCGGCGAGGACGATCAGGTTCGCAGCCGCGACGACGACAGCAAGCCGGCGCGCAGCGTGCGCGCGGTATGGGCCAAGGTCCGCAAGTTTGTTTTCAGCAAGGCAAACTGGAGCTGCGCCCTTCGCCGGTCGCGGCTTTCCGCGCGAGCGGCCGATGCGTCTTATGCCATCCTGGATCCCTATACCCATGCCTATCCGCTGCCGGCGGATTTCGTTCGCCTAGTCAAGATCCTCGATCCTGTCGGTGCGAAAGACGAATACTCGATGATGCGAGGACCGAAGGGGCGCGAGATCCATTGCGCCTATTCCGGCCCGCTGGTGATCGAGTGGATCGAGGACGTCAAGGATCCTGCGCTATGGTCGGCCGAGTTCCAAGAGTGTTTCGCGATGCGCCTGGCGTGGCAGGTGGCCGATCGGCTGTCGGGGGACAAGCAGCGCAAGCAACAGGCACTCGACGCCTACAAGGATGCGCTTTCGGAAGGCCGCAATTCGGATGCTCGCCAGCAACCGCCGCGCGCGCACGCGCAAGGCGATTGGTCGCGCGCCAGGCGGGACGTCCAGCTTAGAGCGCCGAATACCTGATGCCGATCCGGGGGATCCTCTACAGCTTCAACGGCGGCGAGCTGTCGCGCCGGATGGAGGGCCGTGTCGATCTCGATGGGGTTTATGATCGCGGCGCGGCGGAAATGTTCAATTGGGTCAGCACGGTCGAAGGGCCGGCGCTCAAGCGGTCTGGCACACGGCATATTCGCGCGGCGGCGGCGAGCTCGACCTGGCTTTCGAGTTTCGTGTTCAACGTGACGCAAGCCTATGTGCTCGAGTGGTTCGAGGAAGCGGTGCGTTTTTTCACCAACGGCGCGCAGATCGAGAGCTCGCCCGGTGTGCCGTATGAGGTCGCGGTGCCCTATGCGGCGGCCGAGGCGCCGGCGATCTCGAGCGTGCAAAGTTTCGATCGGCTTTACCTGGCGCACGAAAATCATGCGCCGGCGTCGCTGACGCGCACCGCAGCCTCGACGTTCGCGCACGAGACGCTCGAGCTCAAAAACGGGCCGTTCGAGGATTACAATTCCAACAAGGCGCGCACGATCACTCTTTCGGGCACGCTAACTGTTGGCGGGAGTGCGACGGCAACGGCCAGCACTGGAATATTCGATACGGGGATGGTTGGTTCGCCGATCATTATCGAGGCCGACGACTTTTCGGACGTCAAGGCTTGGGAGCCGGGTTACGACGGGATCACGGTCGGCACCAAGCGGCGCAGCGACGGCAAGGTTTACCAATGCACGGCGGTCGGCAGCGATAGCCGCACCGGGACAGTGCAGCCGACGCACACGAGCGGTGCCGAATGGGACGGCACCGATCTCGGCCAGGACATCAATGCCAACAATGCCGGCGGGGTTAAGTGGGAGTATCTCTACGATCGGTTCGGGATCGGCACGATCACGGCGGTCGGAAGCTCTACTTCGGCGACGATCGAGGTCACGCGGCGCTTTCCCGACAGCCTGACAGGCGCGGCCAGCCACAAGTGGGCGCTCGGCGCCTTCTCCGATTACGCGGGATGGCCGAAACTGGTGTGCATTGCTTTCGGGCGGATGATTTTCTTCAAGGGGGTGGAGATCTACGGTTCTGTCGTGGGGGATTATGGCGGCGGCCAGGTCAATTTCGCACCGCTGACCGATAGCGGGCTGTTCGCCGCGGATATGGCGTTTCGGCGCCGTCTCGAGCTCCCCGATCCGCCGCTGTGGGTGCGCGCCGACAAGGAGGCGCTGGTGATTGGCACCGCGCGCGGCGAATACCTGATTACCGCGATCAACACGACAGAGCCGGTCAGCGGCGACAATCTGCAAGCCCTGCCGCAAAGCTCCTATGGCTCGGCGGCGGTGCGGCCGATACAGGTCGGCACCGCTTCGCTGTTCGTCCAGCGCGGCGCGCGCAAGATCCGCGAGGCCGAATACACCTATCAGCGTGAGCGGTTCGTCGGGCTGAATATCACGGTATGGGCGAGGCACATTACCCGTTCGGGGATCCGCCAGCTCGCGTTTCAGCAGGAACCCGAGGAAATGCTGTGGGCGGTGCGCGAGGACGGCGTGCTGGCGGCACACCCGCATAGTCCCGAGCAACAGGTCAAGGGATTTTCGCGCTGCGCGCTTGGCGCGGGCGCGGTGATTTCCTCGGTGGCGATCCCGAGCGACGACGGCGCAAAGGACGATCTCTGGCTTCTCGCCGAGCTCGACGGCGCCCGGCACGTGCTCAAGCTCGCCGATTGGTGGGAGGAGATCGACGCGCGCGATCATGCCGACGAGAATGCGCTCGAGGCCGCGCGTTCGGCGGCGATCAAGGATGCGTTTTTCGTCGATTACGGGGTGAGTTACGACGGCACTCCCAAGGCCGAGTTCAATGACGGGCTCGATCATCTTGTCGGCCGCGAGGTATGGATATTGGCTGACGGCGGCGTAGTGCCGCCGCAGGTGGTGCAGGCGAGCGAGCCCCGGATCACGCTGCCCTACGAGGCCGGCAAGGTGCATATCGGAATCGGTTATTATGCGCGGTTCACGCCGATGCGGCCGGAAGTGCGAGGCGCGCCGACGCAACAGGGCTTGCGCAAGCGCGTGGTGCGGGCGCTGTTCCGGCTGATCGACGCGGCGGCGCTGATCGTGCGGGATCCGGCGAGCGGGCGCGACGAGCGGCTGATCGACCGGCCCGGCTCGAGCAAGATGAATGAGGCGGTGCCGCTGTTCACCGGCGATACCGAGAACAAGGCGGTCGGCGGCGGTTATGATCGCAACGGCCAGTTCACGCTGATTTCCGACGCGCCGCTGCCGGCAATGGTGACGGCGATCCTGCCGTCGATGGAAGTCGAACAGTGAGCGGCGGGGCGGTCACTTTCCGGCCTATGCGAGCGAGTGATGCGCCCGAGCTCGAGCTGCAAGCAAGCCAACAATTCGAGCTCGGGCTCGACGAGCCGATCCTGACGGCCGAGCGTGGCGCCGATCTGGCCGAGCACGGCGTCGCCTGGACTGCGCAGCGGGGCGAACGGATCCTGTGCTGTTCGGGCTTTCGCGAGATCTATCGCGGGCACGCGGTGGCATGGGCGGCGTTTGCCGATCCGGCCGAGATCGGGGCACTCGCCGGTGGCCGGATCACGCTGTTCGCGCGGGCGACGCTGGCGGCGGTGCTCGGCGATCGGTTTCACCGGATCGAGGCGATCATTGAGGCCGACAATGAGCGGGCGCTGATGTGGGCGCGGCGGATCGGGCTCGAGCCGTCGGCGGTGCTGCGCAAATACGGCGGCGAAGCGCGCGATCATATCTTGTTCGAGAGGGTAGCATGAAGGCGATCGGTCATTTCGCGGAAGGGGCCGCCGGCTATGAGGCCGGCAAGTTTACCCGCAAGGTCATGCAAACCAATTCGGCGAACGCGCTTCGCGACGGGGCGGCCGAAGCCTCGCGTCTGCGCGACACGGCGCGCCTGGCGATGGGGCGGCAAATCGCCGGGCTCGCGGCGTCGGGTTTTGAGGGTGCGAGCGGCTCGGCGCTCGACGCGGTGCGCGAGAGCTCGATCGAGAGCGAGCTCGAGATCATGTCGGCGCGGCGGCGCAGCGAGGCGGCGGCCAGTGGTTACAAGAGCCAGGGGCAGATTGCCTATGCGCAAGGTTACAACGCAATGAGCTCGGGGGTGATTTCGGGCGTGAACGCGACGATCGACAGCGTCGCCAAGCTAAACTACGCGGGGAGCTGACGGGATGGCGCGGGCGCCAGTATATCGGGCAGGGACCAATCCGGGCGGCACGCCGGCCTTTTCGGGCGCCGATCCGGCGTCGTTCGGTGCCGGCGTCGGCCGCGCGCTGCAAGAGGTCGGGGACAGTATGGAGCGGCGTCGCGAACGCGAGTTCCAGCGCCGGCGCGAGGAGGAGGCAGCGAACGCCGGGGTGGCGATGGCCGCGATCACCGGCGAGATCGACGTCCTGGCGACGCAATCGCGCGAGACGGCGGCGGCCGGCGGCGAGGGGCACACCGAAGCGGTGCTCGCCGAGCTCGACAAGCGCACCGAGGAGTTGCTTGGCGGGGTCGAGAACGAACGGGTGCGGCAAGCCTATCGCGGCCAGGCCGCCGATCTGCGCGCGCGGATACAGGCGCGCGAGGAAGGCTGGCAGGCGGGCGCGCGGGTCAATCACAAGGTTGAGCAGCTCGACAAAACCGGAACCCTGCTCGCCAACACGCAAGCGACCAATCCGACGCCAGAAGGGCTCGAAGGCGCGCTCGGCCAGGTCGAGGCGCAGGTCGGGTTGCTCGACCTGGCCGAGAACGTCAAAACGCAAGTGGTGCGCGAGCAGCAACGCAAGGTCGCTGCCGCGTGGGGCAATGCGATGGTCGAGCGCGATCACGAGGCGCTGGTCGCGGTAATCGACGCCGGCGCGCTCAATCCCTATCTCGAGCCCGAAGATCTCGACCGGCTGCGCGACGGGGCGCTGGTCGAGGGGCGTCGCCGCGACGCGGCCGAGCGCGCGCGCCTGGCGGCCGAGGAGGCCGAGGCGCGCGAGGCGATCGGGCTGTTCAAGAAGCGCATTGCCGCCGGCGATCAGCCGAGCGACGAGGAGTTCTCCGAGCATACCGCGCTGGCGCAGCAATTCGGGCTCGAGGGCTCCGAGTTTGATATTGCGGTTGCCCGTTCCGAGGTTTCGATCAACCGGGAAACCCGCGATTGGACGCCGACGATGTTCGAGCAGTCGATCAACGATCTGCGCGCCAAGGGTGATAGCCGATCGACCGGCGAGAACGTGCGCCTGGCGCAGCTCGAGCGGATCCGTGATGGGCGGGTGAGCGAGTTCGTGGACGATCCGCAGGCGCACGCGGCGCGGGTCGGCAACCCGGCGCCGGCGGTGAATTGGGAGGGGGCGACGCGCGGCGAGATCCAGCGCCGGGCGACCTGGGCGCGCGGTTATGCGCAGGCGAACGGCCTGGTCAACCCGCCCTATATGAGCCCCGAGGAAATGCGGCCGCTTAAAGAGCGCGCCGAGCAGGGGGCGGTGGGGCAGCTCGAGGTCGCGCAGCAGCTTCGCAACCAATGGGGCGCCGGTATCGGCGGGGAATTGGCAACGCAGCTCGATCCGGGGAATGCGACGCTCAAGCTGATGGTCGGCCTGCCGGCGCAAACCGCGACCTGGTATTCGCGCGGGATCGAGGCTCGCAAGGTCAATCCCAAACTGTTCGATCGTGACGCCGCGCTCGACGTGTGGAGCGAGGTCGCGGAAGCGGTGCCGGCGGATTTCCGTTCGGCGGTATTTGAGGCGGCGGCCAATGTCGCCGCCGCGCGGCTCGACGCGCACGGCGGCGATGCGTTCGACGAGCGGACGTTCCGCAGCTCGATCGACTTTGCGCTCGGCGCCTATGGCAATGCGCAAAACCCATCGGGCGGGATTGGCGAGTGGCGGGGTTCGCGCGTTTGGCTGCCGCCAGGGATCGCGCAAGGCGATTTCGAGCGGCGGCTGACGCGCGCGACCGGCGAGCAGATCGTCGGCGCGGCGGTGGATGCGCGCGGCCAGCCTTCGGGCCGGGCTCCGCGCTATGCCGGTCCCGACGGCAGGCCTGGCCGGGCGCTGTCGCCGGCGCAGTTGAGAGAGCTCGAGCTCGAGACGGTGAGCCCTGGCGTCTTTCGCGTGCGTGGGCAGATCGGCGGGGTGCTGGTCGACGACCAGGGCCGGCCGTGGCAGTTCGACGTGCGGAGGATACCCTAATGGGCCTTGCGCCTCGCCGCGCGCCGTCGAGGATCGGCGAGACAGAGTTCGATCCCGACAGGGTGTTCGACCAGGGGACGATCGCCGACACGTTCGAGCGCCGTGCGGAGCCGCAGCGGCCGGCGCCGGCGCAAGAGCCGGTCGATGATCTCGGCGAGATTTTCGAGGCCGCGCGCACCTATAGCCGGGTCGATCGCGGCGACAGCGAGAGCCTGCGCCTGACGCGCGGGTTCGAGCCGATCCTAGAGGCGCTCAATTCGGGCCTGCCCGAGGATCAGCAGTTCGTCGATCCGGGGTTGTGGATCCGCATGGGCGGCAATCTCGATAGTCTCGCCGGGCAAATGCAGCGGCGGCCGGGCCGGCGTGAGACGTGGAACCCGAGCACCTGGTTTCGCGACCGGGTGACGGTGCGGCAGCAGATGGAAAATATCTTCGCCGAAATCCGCCAGCGCCGTGCGAAGGATCCCGCGTTTCTGCCTGGCGTGCCTGATACCTGGCAAGAGTATTACCAGGGCTTGCTCGAGCGCGACAAAAAAGAGCGTGGGGCGGCGTCGGACGTGCTTTCGCGGACGTCGGGGTTCACGGCCGGCGCGGTCGGCTTTGCGGGCGGTGCGCGCGAGATTATGGCGGATCCGCTCAATATCGCGACGCTCCCGCTTGGCGGCGGGCTCGGCGCCGGCAAGGGGCTGGTGACGATCGCGGCGCGCGAGGCGCTGATCAACGGCGCGATCGAGGCGCTCCAGATCCCGCAAATGGCAGCGAACCGCGAGCTGGTCGGCGACGAGCTGACGGCAAGCGAGGCGGCGTTCAACGTCGGCACGGCGGCCGCGTTCGGCGGGGCGATGCCGTTCGCTATTCGTGGCGGGATCGAAGGCGGGCGCGCGCTCGGTCGGGGTTACGATTGGACCGTCGGCAAGGTGTTCGCCGCGATGCCCGAAAGCGTGCAAGGCAAGTGGGCCGCACGGATGAAGGTCGCCGATATGCCGATCGACGAGTTTTTCGGTGGCCTTAGTCATGCCGATGCGGCCGATTTCGCGCGCGACGTGATCGGTGCCGGGGCGCTGACGCCGGAACAACGCGCGGCGGCTAACGTGTTAGAGCTCGAGGAGCTCGACGGCGCGAGCTCGCCCTATCTGCCCGGCCTGGCCGGCGATCGTGAGCATAACCAGCGGTTGTCCGTGGCGATCCAGGATATAATCGACCAAAATCGGTCGCCGCTCGGGGGGAGTCCTTCGGGTCCAGCGGCGGCCGGTGGGCGCGCGGCGGCGTCGATCGACGACGCGGCCGCTGTGCCCCTGCGGCCGGGCGAGGCGTCCACCGGCGCCCGGCCGCAGTCAATCGTGAGCCGCGCGATCGGCGCCGGGCGGGCCGATTTCGAGACGGTAAAGGCCAAGATCCGGGTGCCGGAAAGCGCCGGCGACGATCGGGCGATCAACCGCGCCGGCTCGAGCGCGTCGGGCCGCTACCAGTTCGTCAAGGGCACCTTCAAGAGCCTTTACAGGCGGGTGTTCGGCGGCGACGCCGAGCAGGCTTGGAACACTCGGCGGTTCGACGTGGACGTGCAGGAGCGGTTGATGGACGCGCTGCTCGAGGAAAACGCGGCGGTGCTCGAGCGTGCCGGGGTGCAGGCGACAACGGGCAATCTCTACCTGGCGCACTTCGCCGGCGCCGATCGCGCGGCGCGCATGGCGAAGGCGGATCCGGCGACGCCGGTTTCGCGCTTCTTCAGCGAGGAAGAGATCGAGCAGAACCCGAGCTATCTCGGCGGTGGCAGGTCGGTGAGCGAGGCGATCGCGGTAATCTACGGCAAGGTCGACGGCACGGCGGCGAGCGTGCCGGCTCGGCCGGGTTTCGCCGGCGGTGCGGCGGGGGATGCGGGCGAGGACGCGGCCGTTGCGTTGCTGCGCCAGGAGGCGTTGCGCCTGGGCGAGGTCGCTATCGGCGAGACGCCGCTTGCCACCGGCGGCGCGCTGCCGGCGATGCGTTCGATCCGCGTGCGTCCCGATCAGTTGACCGTCGATGCCGAGCGGTTCCAGTTCAAGGGCGGCGGCGACGAGTTCGGTGTGACCGAGCGGCTGCGCGGCGTGAGCGAATGGAACCCGATCTACGCCGGCCGCGTAGTGGTGTGGGAAGATGCCGGCGGCAAGCTGTTCGTCGCCGACGGGCACCAACGGGTCGGCCTGGCGCGGCGGATCGAGGGCGAGCACGGCCAAGAGATCCAGCTCGAGGGGATCGTGCTGCGCGAGAGCGAGGGCGTGACGGCCGAGGATGCGCGCACCTGGGCGGCGCTCAAGAACATCGCCGAGGGCACCGGGACGGCGGTCGATGCGGCCAAGGTGATCCGCCAGGTGGGGCCGGAAGTGCTCGAGCACCTGCCGCCAAAATCGGCGCTGGTGCGCGACGGGGCCGCGTTGTCGCGATTGAGCGATGATGCGTTCGGGGCGGTTTACAACGAAGTGATCTCGCCCGAGATCGCGGCTGTGGTGGGGCACCTGGCGCCCGACAATCCGGCGGGGCACGCGGGCCTGGTCGAATTGCTGGTCAAGCTCGATCCTCCGAACCGGGGGCAGGCTGAAAGCATTGTGCGCCAGGCGATCGCGGCGGGCTTCCACAAGAGCGAGCAAGTCGAGCTGTTCGGCGCGCGCGAGATCACGAGCTCGCTGTTCCTCGAGCGCGCGAAAGTGCTCGAGCGTGGACTTGCGAGCCTGCGCAAGCTAAAGGGCGTTTTCGGCACGGCGTCGAAAAACGCCGATGCCTTGGAAGGGGCGGGATCCAAGATCGCGCGATCGAAGGCCGAGCAGGAGGCGCAGCGCAATGCCGAAGCAATCGAAATCGTCTCGCGGCTCGCGTTCTCGCAAGGGCCGGTCGCCGATGCGCTCAACCGGGCAGCGGCCGAGCTCGCCGAAGGGGGACGCCTCACTGACGTCGTTGCGCGGTTTGTCGCCGACGTCCGCAAGCTCGAGCTTGCCGATCTCTCCCGCGCAGGAGCGGGCGATAGTGGGCTCCTCGCTCCTGATGGAGCTGGACGCGGGGGCGATGCTCGAGGCGAAGGTGAACCGCTACAAGGCCAACCAGGCGGTGAGGGACAGCCGAGCCTCCTAGAGCTAGACCAGGCCACCGCGCGGTTTTCCGATCCCGACGGGCCGGCGGTCAAAGAGCAGGCCGACAGCCTGGTTCACGATTTCAAGGCCGATCTGAAAAGCTCGGCCTCGCGCCAGGCACCGCCGCAGCGTGCAATACTCGACGAGGGCGGCGACGCCGCTCCTGCCGCGCTCGATCGCGGGGCCGAAGTTGATCCGGCGATCGCCGCGCGCCAGCGCCAGGAGGCCGAGCTCAAAGCCGGCTCGCCGATGCGGGCAACGGCCGAGCAGGATGATACCGGCGGGCTCGCGCTGTTCGACCAGGCCAACGAGCCGGGGTTCGATCTCGAGGGCATGACGTTCCGCCTGTCCGATGAAGGCGACGAAATCAGCGCGGCGGATCTGCTGGCCGAGATCGAGGGCGACGAGGCGGCGGTCGCCGCGATCAGGGGGTGCCTGTGACGGAAGCGATGAAGTCCGCGCTCAAGTGGATGCGCGATCGCGGTGGCGATTGCGCGGTCGCGCGCGTGAAGGGTGGCGGGCGGATATTTCTCGCGCAAGGCGAGCACGCGCCCTTTCTGCCGGGAACGGCAAGCAAGCTGATCGACGCCGGGCTCGCCGAGTATGTTGACCAGGGCGGCCGCAAGGCGGTGCGGTTCCGGTTGCTAGATCCCGCAGCACAGACGCCGGCGACTATGGCCGATTCCAGCATAGAGGGGCGCGGCTATGTCGCTTGACCGTTGTTTCGTGGATCTCGAGCTCGGCGGGAAGATCGACCCGCCGCGCTCGAAAGAGGCGCGCGAGCTCTACGAGGAGCTCAAGCGGTTCTATGGCCGATCACACGATGCGGAGACGGCGGCCGCGCTGGCGAGCCAGGAAGCGGTGCGCCGGCTCGAGGCCGCGACCGCGCACAAGAAGCGCAATCTCATTCGCCAGGCGCAGGCGCAGGCCGGGGCGATCAAGAAGATCCGCCAGCACGCCGACGCCGATCCGAACGGGCCGCTTAGTCCCAAGGGCGCGACGGCGCTGTTCGATCGCGACGGCCGTGCCGGGCACAACGATAACGTCGATGCGCGTCGCCTGGCAATCAAGGGCCGGGTGCATGGCATGATGGACGAGCTGCTCTACACGTTCCGCACGACGATCACCGGCCGGCTGCGCAATCGCACCGAGCTCGAGGACGTGGTGCGCGAGCTGTTCAAGCGCGGATCGACCGGCAATGCCAGCGCCGGCGAGCTGGCTGAAGCGTGGAGCAAGGGCGCCGAATATCTGCGCGCGCGGTTCAACGAGGCGGGCGGGCAGATCGGCAAGCTCGACGATTGGGGCCTGCCGCACGCGCATGACAGCCGGGCGGTGCGCGCCGCCGGATATACCAAGTGGCGCGCGTCAATCCTCGACAAGCTCGATCGCGGGCGGATGATCGACAATCGCACCGGGCAACCGTTTACCGACGAGGCGTTCGAGCTGGCGCTGCGCGACGTGTTCGAGACGATCCGCACCGATGGCTGGTCGAACATCCAGCCCGGCGCCGCCGGTGGCAAGATGCTCGCCAATCAGAAGGCCGCGCACCGCTTTCTGCACTTCAAGGATGCCGATGCCTGGCTCGCCTATAATCGCGAGTTCGGCGGCGACAATGCCATGAGCGCGATGATGGGCCACGTCGAAAGCATGAGCCGCGACATTGCCTTGATGGAGATCCTCGGCCCGAACCCGGCGGCAACGGTGCGCTGGCTGAAAGACAAGCTGCAAAAGGACGCGGCGCTGATCGGCGACGACGCCGGCGAGGCGCAGGGCCGCGCGTTCAAGGGCGCCGAGCAAGTGCAGCGGCTTTACGACGAGATCACCGGCGCTTTGCGGCGGCCGGAAAGCGACAAGCTGGCGCTCGGCTTCTCGGCTTTTCGTTCATGGCAGACGGCGGCCAAGCTCGGCAGCGCGACCCTATCGGCGATCACCGACGTTTCGTTCGGTGCGGTGACGCGCGCGTTCAACGGCCTGCCGGTGCGGCGGATGATGGGGAATTATCTCAAGCAGCTCAATCCGGCGAGCGCGGCCGATCGCAAGCTGGCGGTGAGGGCCGGGCTGATCGCCGAGGAATGGGCGTACATGACCGCCAGCCAATACCGTTTCCTGGGCGAGGAGCTGACCGGCGAATGGTCGCGCCGCCTGGCGAACGGCGTGCTCAAGGTGTCGGGCCTCAATGCCTGGACGCAAGCCGGCCGGTGGGCGTTCGGGATGGAGTTCATCGGCCATTTGACCGATCAGGTCGGCAAGAGGTTCGACGAGCTCGACGCGCCGCTGCGTCGCGCGCTCGAGCGCAATGCGATCGGGGCCGATGCCTGGGAGATCATTCGCAAGACGCCGCTCGAGCAGCACCGGGGAGCCGAGTGGCTTATGCCGGCGAGTGTCGAAAGCCGCGAGCTCGGCGATCGGCTGTTGCAGATGATCCAGACCGAGACGGATTTCGCGGTGCCGGTTGCGGACCTTAGCACGCGGGCGCTGTTCAACGCGCACGCGAAGCGCGGCACCTGGTTCGGCGAGATCATGCGCTCGGCGCTGCAATTCAAGGCGTTCCCGATCTCGGTGATGATGTTGCACGGCCGCCGGATGATCGAGCAGGGCGGTTGGAACGGCGCCAAGTATGCGACCGGCGTGATGGCGAGCATGACGATCATGGGCGCGCTGGCGTTGCAGCTCAAGGAAGTGGTCAAGGGCAAGGATCCCCGGCCGATGTACGGCGAGAACGCGCCGGCCTTTTGGAGCGCTGCGGTGTTGCAGGGCGGCGGCCTGGGGATCTTCGGCGATTTTCTCGGCCAGAGCGAAAACCGCTTCGGCGGCGGGTTCGCCTCGACGCTGGCCGGGCCGGGCGTGCAGACGGCGCAGAACCTTGCGGATCTGACGATCGGGAACGCCTTCGCCGGTGCACGGGTTGCCTGGGGGAGCGAGGAGGCGCCGCCGAATGTCGGGCGCGATTTCATCAAAGTCTTAAAGCAAGAGACGCCGGGCGGGAGCCTGTGGTATGGCCGCCTTGCGCTCGAGCGCGTGCTGATCGACCAATTGCAGGAGCAGATAGACCCGGACTATCGGGCGAGCTTCCGCCGGATGCGCCAGCGCGCCGACGAGCGGGGGCAGGAGTTTTGGTGGGAGCCCGGCGAGCTATCGCCCGATCGGGCGCCGGCGTTGCAGGAATAAGGGGGGTAGCACATGACGACGAACACGATCACGCCGAACGTCGATTACATCGAGGACGGGGCTACTTTGACGCACCCGGTCCCGTTCAAGTTTCTGTCCGATACCGATCTTGTGGTGCAGCGGATCTCCGCCGGGGTGGCCGAGACACTGACGCTCGGGTTGGATTACGCCGCCACCGGCGCCGGCGATGCATCGGGCGGCACGCTGGTCAAGACGGCGGCGGGGAGCTCGGGCGTGACGCTGCGGATCAAGCGTTTGACGACGCGCGGCCAGGGCTTCGATTACACGCCGCACGATACGTTCATGGCCGAGAGCCACGAAACTGCGCTCGACCGGCAATCGCTGGTCAACCAGGAGCAGGACGTCGATATAATCGACACCAAGGCGCGCGCATTCCTGGTGCCGGAAGGCGAGGCGGGCGGCGAGCTTCCGGTTGCGGCTGCGCGGGCCAACAAGTTCCAGGCTTACGGGCCTTCGGGCACGCTGATCATGTCGGCCGGGACCGGCGCCGACTTGGGGTTGCGGCAGGATCTTGCCGACGACGAGCTCGGCGGGCGGCTGATCTCGGTCGGCAACGGCAAGTTTATCGACAGCGTGATCTGCACCGCCGACGTGACGCTCTATGTCCGCACGACGGGGGACGACACGACAGGCGACGGGAGTTCGGAGGCCAAAGCGTTCGCGTCGGTGCAGCGCGCGCTCGATGCGCTGCCGATCATAGCCGACGACAAGAGCTATCTGATCGACGTCGGCGCGGGCACGTTCTCGACGTCGAACCGGCCGGCATACACGGTCGGGTCGCCGGAAATGCCGCGCAATGCGCTGCTCTATATCGACCGGCTGCGGAACGGAAAGCGCACCGCGCAGTTCGGCTCGAGCCTGTCGGGTTCGCTGGTGATCAAGGGCGCCGGCCAGGGGGTGACGATCCTCGAGCCGGGCGCGACCTATCCGCGCGGGATATACGGCACCGGCAATATCGGTTCGATCGGCCTGGTCGACATGACGGTGCGCGGCGGCGTCGGCGCCGAGAGCTGCGTAGTGACGCACCGGGGTTGCTATCTGCACGGTCGCCGCGTGGATCTCGATGGCAACGGCAATGCGGTCTATGGCTTGATCTGCGAAGCGGGCGGCAAAGCCGAAATGATCGACTGCAACGCCACCGGCTCGACGTCAGACGTCTATGCTTATCCCGGCGGGCAGATACAGTTTGCCAGCCCAGCGAACGATTGCACGATCGGTAAGATCTATTCGAGCGGCACCGAGTTCTCGCTCGGCCAGAACGTCGTCGTGACCGGCCGCGCGCAGTTCCTCGGCGGTTCGTTCCTGGCGGCGGTTTCCAGTGCGCAGGGGGCGATCGACTTCCAGGGGGATTGTTCGTTCGAGGGATGCCCGGTCCTGGGGCCGTGGATAAACTGGACCGGCGAGGATCGCCGGCTCGAGCTGCACGATAGCCGGGGGCATGGCGATGCGTGGAAGTTCAAGGCGCAAATGCTGCTGTTCAACAGCACGGTCGAGGGCAACGGGCACCACAGCTATATCGTCGAGCTCGATTACGATGCCGAGGCCGCCGCCTTCGCCAAGGGTGAGACGGTAACGGGCGGCACGTCGGGCGCGGTCGGTGTGGTGTGGCAGGTGGTCGACGCCGGCGGCGGCGCCGGCACGCTGATTTTCAGCTCTGTGACCGGGGCGTTCACGGACGGCGAGACGCTGACCGGGAGCGTGGCCGGCTCGGCCACGGCGAACGGCGCCTCGAGCGCGGCCAGGTCGCCGCATGTCTATCCGGTGTTGCTGCATGGCGAGGGTTCGCAATACGGGCAGTCGTGGGATTACAACACGCGGGCCTGGCGCGCGGCGAACAACAAGATCATCGGTAGCGACGGGGTGCAGCGCGGCCCGGCCTATGACCATACCAAGCTGACGTTCGAGGCGGCCGATCCCGATCCTTCGGGGACCGCGCTGGTGATCCCCTGGAACGGCAACCGCGAGATATTCTGCGAGGTCAAGAACAACCGCGCCGCGACGATTGGCAACATGACGCTGCCGGGGGTGATCCCGACGGGACGCAATGCCGGGGACCGCTGGCCCGAGGGGCAGATGCTAACGCTCTACTATGGCGATGCGTCGCTTATGACGATGCTGCCGGGCACGACAATGACGCTGCCCTATGGCTCGTCGATGGTGTTCTCGACCGCCGCCTCGCATTTCCGGGCGGCCCGGTTCGTGTGGGTTTCCTCGCTCAATCGCTGGCTGTGCCTGCGCTTCACGCAAACGATCCAGACGGCGCCGACGAACAACCTGGGATCGACGGCGGCCTATGTTGCGCCGGCGGGCGGTGCGACGGTCGACGCGGAAGCACGCTCCTCGCTGGCCCTGCTGGCTGCGCGCGTCGCCGCGCTCGAGGCGGATTTCGCGAACGAGAAATCGAAGATCCAGGCCGCCAAGATACACGCATAGGCACCTGGGAGGATATGACGACATGCGGGGGGTCGCACGAATGGATCAGGGGGTGAGTGCCGGCGAAGCCGGGGGTATGATCGCGGGCATTGTGGCGCTGCTCTATGCGTTCGGCCGCGGAATTGGCTGGGTGTGGAACAAGATCGAGCAGCGGGTCGATAGCCGCGCGGCCGAGAACGCCAGCGAGCGCGATCGGTTGTCGGCCTGGAGCAAGTCGCTCGAAGAGGAGGTGAAGCGGTATCGCGAGGGGATTCGGGTCGAGCTCGAGGCGGTCAAGCTCGAGCTCGGCGAGCTGCGGTTGCAGAACGTGGCGCTGGCGTCGGCGCTGCTCGACGTCTCGCTCGAGCACGCCGAGCTGGCGCCGAATAGTCCGGTGCTCGTCCGGTTGGGAGCGGCGCTGCGCCAGGTATTCAAGGTTCCGGGTGAGATCCCGGCGGAAATGGCGGTGCTGCTGTCGCGGCTCGAGGCGAGGGGGGGGGCAATGAACATTGAGTTGATGGAGCTGCAAGTGTGGATGAACGGCAAGGGCGCAAGCCCGCGCCTGGTTGCCGACGGGCTCAAGGGGCCGGCGACCAGGGCGGCGATCATCGACGTGTTTCGCAATCGAGGGGCACCGGCGATCACGCGGCCGCAGCTCAAGATGATAGCCGATCGGCTCGGCGCGTCGGTGCGCCAGGTGGCGGCCTTCGCAGCGGTGGAAAGCGCCGGCGGAGGGTGGGACGATAGCGGCCTGCTCAAATGCCTGTGGGAGCGGCATTACCTGTGGCGCCGAGTGCGCGTTGCGGTGCCGTTCCTGTCCGATCCCAAGCCCGGCGGCTATACGACCGACGCCGATCGCGACGGGATCAACGACAGTTGGGAGAAGCTGGCCGACGCTTCGCTGCGGTTCGGGGCCGAGGCGGCGTTCGAGTGTGCCAGCTTCGGCAAGTTTCAGATCATGGGCGCGCACTGGAAAAAGCTCGGTTATCCGAGCGCGGTCGATTTCGTGTGGCACCTGTCGCGCAGCGAGTTCGCGCATTACGAGGCGTTCGCGCGTTACATCGAGACGTTCGGCCTGGTCGAGGCGCTGCGCGCGGTGAACGGCAATCCCGAAAACGCGCGGGCGATCGCCAAGGGTTACAACGGCAAGCACTACTGGAAACAGGGCTATCACGAGAAGATCGCCGCACATTGGAGGCGGTGGACGTGAGCAAGTGGTCGGCCTTCTGGCAGCGCATATTCTCGATCGAGACGGCGCGCTTCATCCTGGCGCTGATGGCGCTCAATTTCTCGGCGCTGGCGGTGCTGATGCTGATGACCGGCTACGCCGAGATCGACACGGACAAGGCGCAGGTGGTCAATTTCGCCCTGGGCCAGTTGTTCGCGCTGACCATGATCGCCTTTCATCGCTACTTCGGGCGGGCCGACGAGGAGCACGCGAGCGGCAAGCCGGAGGATCCGGTGCATTACGAGGAGGAACGCCAGGCCATGCCGCGCCCGACGTTCGGACAAGAGGGGAAATGAAATGCAGGGAAAGATAGCAGCCTTTTTCGCCGGCGCGCTCGGCAAGCTGGTGCTGGTGGCGCTGGTGATAGGCCTGGTGCTGTTCGGCGTGAGCCAGTGCAACAGTGCGCGCCAGGCGAATACCAGGGCCGAGCTCGGCGAGGGGCAGGCCGAGGCGGCGGGCGAGAACGCGGCCGACGCGGTGGACACGGCCGGGGCGGTGGCGGCCGCGCACGGCGAAGCCGACAGTTTAACCAGGGAGAACGCCGATGCGATCAACAATGCCGAGGGCGCCGCTGCGCCTGTCAATCCTGCTGCCCGCGATGCTGGCCTTGACAGCCTGTGCCGGCGGGCCTCCTATCGTGACGTCGCGGACTGCGTGCAGCGAGCTGGTGCCGGAAGCGATGAAGGCGCCGACGCCGCCCGCTCCCCTCCCGACGGGTGAGACGGTCGGCGAATGGATCCAGTTCGGCGACGCGCAGACCGGCCAGCTCGACAAGGCCAACGCCGACAAGCTCGGCTATCAGGTGATCGAGAGATGCGAGGCGCGCGATCGCGATCTGATCGAACGGGTGCGGCGGCCCTGGTGGCGGTTCTGGCGCTAGGATAGCCCTAGCAGCGTAAAGAGCGAGGGCGCCGGGGTGGTTGTAACCCTCGGCGCCCTTTCTGCGTCCTGTGTGGCTTTGTGGCGGGGCGTGTTACACGCCGCTCGCCTCGGCCTCGAGCAGCGCGGCGAGCAGCGCCAGGCGTTCACCGGGCGGGAGCTCGGCATACATCGCCTGCCAGCGCGCAGCCTTGCGCTTGATCCGCTGGCGATCGGTGAAGTTGCGGCCGGCGAAAGTGTGCCAGTGGGTGCCGGCGTCGGCGTAGTTCATCCAGAGCTGTTCGGTGCGCGGGCCGCCTCGCGATAGGCGTCGCCGCGTTGTTGTTGATCGGCCGCGTAGTCGGCATCGTCTGCCATTGTGGTTCCCCCCAAAGAAAAGGCGCCGCGTTGGCGGCGCCCGATCCTATCCCCGATCGCGCGGCTTTCGCCAGCGCCGAGGCACAATAAATCCCCGGCGAGGGTGGAGCGCGACGCGCTGAACGCGGCCGTCCTCGAGCACGGCGTCGAAGATCGGGCCGTCGCCGACGCCTTCGATCCGCTCGATGCGGCCGGCGAGCTTGAGTGCCTGCGCCTCGTCGTGCCAGGTCGTGACGTCCTGGTTCATCTTGGCGCGAGCTCGGCGAGGATCGTGCGGGGGCCGGCCACGGTGATCTTGATGTGGCGCGCCTCCTGGACGGATTGCGTCACGAGCCCGTCGTCGAGCTGGAAGGTGATCGGTTGGTTGGCCCAATCCTCGAACGCCTTGACGACGCGCGCGAGATAGTTCTCGTAACGCTCAAAGTGATCCGGCTCGGGTGCCTTGAACGGTTCGGTAATCATACGCCGAGCTCCTGTTGTTCCTGTCGGCCTTCATCGACCAGGTCGCGCAGGTGTGCCTGCATTTCCTCGCGCATGGCGAGATCGCCGGGGGGCGGCGGCGGGCTCGGCGGGAAAGACTTGTGGCGCTGGTAGTGCTCGCGCGCGGCTTGCGCGGCCTTCGCCATTTCGCCGCTTTCGCATTGCCGGATCCGTTCGGCGTGCGCCTCGCGCGCGAGCTCGCCGTCGGGCTCCCAACAGTGGCACCGCTTCCAATAGAGATCATGCACGAGCTGCAAGGCGGCAATCCGCCGGCGGCTTTCGTCCTCGGTCAACCGGCCCTTGGTGATCCGATCGGGATAGAACCGCTCGCGCAAGGCGAGCTCGCGGCGCAGCTCGGCGATCTTCTCGCGCCAAGTAAAGCGGCGGTTCGATAGCGGGAGCTCGCGGCGCTGCTGAAAGTCGGGATGGAAGGCGCGGCCGTGATCCTCGAGCATGTCGGCGAACAGGGCGATCCGGCGATCGGCGTCCCGCGGATCGAGCAGGCCCTTGTCGATCATGCCGGGATAGAAGCGCCGGCGATCGCCGAGTTCGCGCTCGAGCTCGGCCTTCATCGCGCGGGCCTGGTCATGGGTGAAGCCGGCGCCGGCGTGTTCCTCGTCGGTCATTATCCGTTCCTCAAGCTGGGACACGGATCGAGCCAGCGATAAAACTCGGGCCACTCCTCCCATGCCCGACCTTCGCGCCAGGCCCGCAGAAACTCCTCGGTGTTCGCGGGATCGCCGTCGCCGTTGTCGGTGATCCAATTGAGCGCCTGCTCGTGGGTGCCGTGGTCACACCACTCGCGCCCGGTGGCGGGGTCGTAGTCGCCGCGCTCCCAAAGGGGATCCATGAAGGAAGCGCGCTCGCCGTTGACGGAGACGATCGCGCTCGGCGCATAGTCTCTGCCGCCGCTCTTACCGACCATCCAGTAGCCTTCCCATCCGGCGAAGCGGATCGTCGATCGGCCGCCGCCGCAACGGGCGACGCAAACCTTGTCGCCCTCCTTCAAGGCGCGCCGCGCGCGGTGATAGGCGCGCAGGCTTTCGGCGCGCTGTGCGAGCGAGACGGTCATGGCAGGCGCTGTGCCTTGCTGGCGGTGAGGATAAAGGGCTCGAGGATCTCGGCGGCGATCCGTTCCGCCGTCTTGCGGTGGAGCTCGACCAGGAGGAACGGCACGCCGCCGTTGTCGTCCATGTGCTGTTCTGCCTCGACGGTGATCCGCCTGCCGTTGAGATCGAACACGGCGATCGCGCGGAGTTTGTAGCTCGCCGGATCCTGCTGTGCTTCTAGGTGGCCGCAGAAGCTGTTGGCGGGAAGCGCCATCGCGGCGATGCGATTGGCCTCGGCCTTTTGCTGCATTTCATTCAGGAGCTTCACGCTCTCGTCAGTGGGTGCGCGGTGTTCGTGAACCTCGCGGGTGACGTATTCGGTGCGCGTCTGTCCTGGCAGGACGACGACGCTAGGGGATCTGCCGAACATCAATTCTTCTCCTTGTCGGTTGCTAGGTCTTTCGCGGCCCAGGCGGTTGCCGCGCGGCGGGCTCGCTTGGCCTCGGGCCACCAATGTTTAAGGCGCAGGAGCTGGGCCTTGTGATCGGCCGGGAGGCGGCCGAAGTGATAGGCGCAGCCCCATTGCCATGCCTCGACCTTGATCGAGCAGCCGGGCCATCCGCAGGCATGGTGCCGACCGCGCGGCATAAGTCAGGGCCAGAGCTCGGCGATCGCGGCGATGAATGTCGCGCCGCCGACCAGGTAGTAGGCCCATCCCTCGCGCCAGCTCGGCCACCAGGTGCGCCGGCGCGCGCGTGTGCCGATCGGCTTGCCGTCCTGGCCGAGGATCCGCTCGGGCGAACGCGGTCTGTTGTCGTCTTTAGGCATGGGGATCCCCCTTCCGTTGTCTAACGGGAAACGGTGATGATGCGAAAGTCGGGGCTTGTCAATCCTGTTGCCGCGCTGCAAACAAGCGGCATGGCAAAGGGAACGATCGTAACGGAGCTGCGCACCTGGCGGGTTGCGCGTGGTTTGACGCTCGAGGCAGCGGGTGCGCTGATCATCGTCGACGGCAAGGCGGCCGATCGGGCAATGTTCCATGCCTGGGAAACCGGGCGCAAGACGCCGCGCCCCGAATGGATCTTCCAGATCGAGCGAGTGACGGGGGTGCAGCCCAACGCCTTCTATGCACGGCCGGCGCCGTCGCCGGCGAACGATCCGGCACCAATGCCGCCGCGCCAGGCGGTGATGCTGTGAGCACCAAGCAACAGGAGCGGGCGGCGAGCGCGATCAAGATCGTGGCAGCGGCGACGCTTTCGGCGCGCGGCGCGACGGCCGAGCAGCGCGAGCTGGCGCAGGCGGTGCTTGGCTCGACCGAAGCGGCCGAACTGGCCGGCGAGCTCGAGGCGCCGCGCGAGGCCGAGCAGATCGCCGACGCCTTCAACCGGCAGATGGATGCGGCGATCGACGCCAGCGACCGATCGCGCAAGGCCGACAAGCGATCGACGCGGCGGGCTATCCTGGCGCGCCGCCTCGAGGCGCATGGCCTGGTGCTGATCGACGCGGCCGAGCTTGCGGGCATGGTTGGCTGGCGGATCGAGCTCGAGCAGATGGCGACGATCACCGAAAGGCCGGGGGCGGTGCCATGCAAATGAGTGCCGGCCAGATCCCCTGCGTGGGCGAGTTGCCGTTCGAGCCGATCGCGCACCGCCGCTATCGGCAGGGTGAGCGGGCCTTGCCCGGCCGGGTGACGATCAGCGGCAAGCGGGTTTACCTGGTGACGCCGTGCGGCACGGCGGCGTGGCGGCTAACGAGCGAGGCGTTCGCGTGAGCCGGATCTACGAGGAGCACCGATCGGGCAATTACGAGCGGCGGGGGATGATCTCGATCGACGAGCTGAAAGAGCTCGCCAACGGCAACGTGCGCAGCCTGGCGTCGCACCTGCTGCCGAACGGTCGCGAGAATTGCGGCTTTTGGGAAGTCGGCTCGATCGCCGGCGAGAAGGGGCAGAGCCTCAAGGTCAATCTGACCGGCAACAACCGGGGGCTGTGGACCGATTTCAGCGCGGCCAAGGGATCGCCCGGCTATTCGGGCAATCTGATCCAGTTGACCGCGCACGTGATGTTCGGCGGCGATGTGGGCGATGCGATCCGATACCTGAAAAGCTGGCTCGGCATCGACGACATGGATCCCGAGCGGCTCGCCAAAGTCAAGGCGCGGGCGGTGCAGCAAGCGCGCGACCATGCCAAGGAGGCGGCGAAGGAACGCGAGAAGAAGCGCGCCCGCGCCCATCAATTGTTTCTGTCAGGCGTGCCGATCCCCGGAACGCCTGCCGAAGCCTATCTATGCGAGCGGGGGATCGACCTTCGCGGCGCCGGTATGGCGGCGCCTGGTAGCCTGCGGTTCCATCCCGAAGTGTGGTGCGCCGAGGTCCACCGCAAGTTGCCGGCGATGTTGGCCGCGATCGTCGGGCTCGACGGCCGGCACCTGGGGACGCACCGCACCTATCTGCGCGCGGACGGGCGCGACAAGGCGCAGCTCGGCGAGGCGAAGAAGGCGCTCGGCAATTTCAAAAGTGGGTTCATTCCGCTATGGAAGGGCGCGCAGCGGTGCTCGATGAAGGATCTGAAGCCAGGCACGCGGATCTATGCGAGCGAGGGGATCGAGGACGGCTTGAGCGTGGCGCTGGTGCGCCGGCCGGAACGGATAATCGCGGCGGTGAGCTTGTCGAATATCGGCAATCTCGATTTGGCCGATCGGTGCCCGCTCTACATTCTCGGCCAGCGCGACGAAAAGTTGCAGGCGATCGAGGCGCTTGAGGCGGCGGTCGCACGGCACCAGGAGGCGGGGCGAGAGGTCTTTCTCGTGACGCCGCCGGAAGGCTTCAAGGATTACAATGCGCCGATCGACCGGCGGGGGAAAGGCAGGGTTCGCGATGGCAAATGACGGGGGGTTGCGCGCGATCGACGGCGCGCTCGGCGAAGCGAAACCGGCGGCTAAGGTGGGCAGATCGAGGAACACGAGCTCTAACCTAAGCGAGGAGCCTGAGTTTCCGTTGCTGCCGGCGGGGTGCCCGGTGCAGCCATTGGGGAAGCTCGGCCAGGTCTGCTATTTCCTCGACGAGGCGGGCCAGTTGATCGGGCTCGATCCGCAGAAGGTCGGCAAGAACCATATCCGCAACCTGTTCGGCCGCCGCTCGGACCTGTGCGATGAATACTGGCCGCGCCACAACGACAAGGGCCAGATCAACGGATGGAAACCGGAGATCGCCGGCGACCTGTTGATGCGGGCCTGCGCGTGGGAAGGGATCTTCGATCCGCAAGGGCACGTGCGGGGGCGCGGCGCGCACAAGGGCGAGAACGGCGAGCTGGTGCTGCACCGGGGCGACAAGGTTTATTTCGCCGGGTGCGAGGCCGCCGGCTATCGAGATCCCGGCCTGATCGACGGTTATGTTTACCCGACGGCGCCGACGCTGCCGCGCCCGGATCCCGACGACGTGACAAGCGCGCCGGCCGAGCGGCTGCTGATGCTGCTACGCACCTGGCAATGGGCGCGCCCGTTGATCGACCCGATGCTGCTGCTCGGGTGGATCGGTGCCGCGTTCGTCGGCGGGGCGCTGCTATGGCGCCCGCACGTATGGGTGACGGGATCCAGCGCGACCGGCAAATCGACGCTGCAAATGCTGCTCGAGCTGGTGTTCGACGGGGCCGCGCTGCACACGCACGACGCGACCGAGGCGGCGCTGCGCCAGCTCCTCAAGCAACAGACGTTGCCGGTGTTCTTCGACGAGCTCGAGGCCGAGGAGGACAACCGCCGCAACAAGGCGGTGATCAAGCTCGCTCGCCTGGCCTCGAGCGGCGCCGTGGTGCTGCGCGGCGGGCAGGATCACCAGGGGCACGAGTTCGTCGCGCGATCGTGCTTCCTGTTCTCCTCGATCCTGCTGCCGCCGATGCTCTCCCAGGATCGCAACCGCCTGGCGGTGCTCGACCTGAAGCGCCTGCCGCCTGGCGCCGTGCCGCCGCCGCTCGACGAGCAGGAGCTCAACCTGATCGGGCGCCAGTTCCTCAAGCGCATGGCCGATCAGTGGCACCGCTTCGCCGACACGCTGCACCGCTATCGCGAGGGCCTGGCCGAGCAAGGGCACGGCGGCCGATCGCAGGATCAGTTCGGTGTGCTGCTCGCGTGCGCGGATATACTGCTCTACGACGAGACGGACGGCGAGGTAGTGCTCGAGCGGTCCGAATGGCTCAAAGCCTCGACGCTGGCCGAGAAGGCGCTCGACCTGGCCGACGAGGAGGAGATCGTCGAGTTCCTCGGCAATAGCTTCCTGCCAGCGCAGCGAGGCGGCGACGAGCCCGAACCGATAGTGCGCCATGTGCGCGCGGCGCTGGCGCCCGAGGGGGACAAGGCGCGCGAGCGGCTCGAAAACTTCGGCCTGGCCGTCGTGGTCGCGACGCCGAAAGAGGATGGATCGTGCGGCGCGAAGAAGCGCAAGAGCGAGGCGGTGGCGGATTGCCACCTGGCGATCGCCAACGCGCACGAGGGGCTGACAAAGATCTTCCGGGAAAAGCGGTGGGCCGAGGGCGTTTGGTCGCAATCGTTCTGTCGCGTCGCCGGCGCGCACGGCCGCGTCAAGGTGCGGTTCGCCGGTGGCAAGGCGCAATGGGCGACGCTGATCCCGCTGTCGTCGATGCTCGATTTCGCGCCCGAGGAATGATCGGAGAACCCGATGCAAGAAATAACTGTCGAAACCAGCGTTGGGCGGACACCGCCGCCCATTCCACCGATAACACCATCTAGCTCTATGCTGGCAGGTGCGAAGCCGCTGGAGAATGGTGAAAGCGAATGGATTTCGAACAAGGTAGGCAAGTCCAAGAAGGTCCGCTTGCTTGTTTCTGGCGGCGACATGGGGCCAAAGGAGATCCCGTTTATCCCCTTGACGCATGTGCGTCGCGCCAAGGCGTGAGTTGAGACTTTAGCTTCTCGAACTCCCTCGAATCACCATTTGTTCTAGCGGCACAAAGCTGCTCAAGGAGGGCCTGATCAAACTTATACACAGCGCAATGTGGAAATCCGACACCAGTCTTGGGCGCGGTATCTGCGTCAGACGAACTTACGTAGATCAGTTTGCGTGTTTGCCCGGTTATAAACCGGCGCAGCGGGCGGTCGCCGTAAGCCATTGCAATACAATGCATTTTGAATCCTCCATTTTGGCGCTAAACCATACTGCGCCACCGCGCAGACACTCAAGGGATGATTTGGTTATGTCCAAATGGTGCGCCGCCCTTAACCATGTTGCGCGGACAGTGGTTTTAGGTTAGACGCGGTTTCAGGACATTTTTTGGAGTGCGTCCCATGAGTGATGAAACTGCGCAAGCTTCGGGCCAAGGGACGTATCCGACGCCCCCCTACATTGCCTAAAGGGGATAAACGGGAAGGAGATTGGCAAACTAATCACGCTTCTTCAAGCGCAGCAGGCCGTTCTTGAGGATGACGACGAGGACGATTGAGTTAGGAAAAGGGGCACCGCCTCCTCGAGCTGCATCCCGACGCGCCGTTTGCGGCAATTCGTGTCTCGAGCGAGCACGCGATCGCGTTCTCGTTGAGATCAAGCGACGATCGCGAGGACGTCGGTGCGATCGCCAAGGCGTTCGGCGGCGGCGGACACCGTAACGCGGCCGGCTTTCGCGTTCCAAGGTAAGTCGATCGACAATAGACGCGGGCGGCTATGTGCGATTCCGGCATAGTCGCCCGCAGCTATTTCGGCCGAGACGAAAAGCGGCCGCCGACGTCGGACGGGGGAAGGGACGTCGGCGGCCTAAGCTGGCTTTGCGGGCGATCGGGAGCGGGGCGTGCTGCGATCGCCTGGCGCCAGCCTTCCTAATTCAGCGGCCGGCAAGGGGTTCCCGTCAAGGCGAAAAAAAGGGGCCGCTCCATTTCGGGGCGGCCCTTGAAGTTGGGAGAGGATGCCTGAAAGGCGTCTCCCCGATGATGAGCAACCAACATCGGAGAGCCGGCTTCTACGCGATCTCCTCGAGCTCGGCAACCTCGGCCGCCTGCTTGAGCTGCGCCAGGCCGCCGGCCTCCTCGGCGATGCGGTAAAGGTGGGTGCGGCTGATCTCGAGCTCGTCGATCAGGCCGTAGATACCCGCGCCCTGGGCGAGCTTGTGCTTGATCGCCTCGATCACCTGGTCGCGGTCGATCGTCGGCTTGCGGCCGCGATAGACGCCGGCCTTCTTGGCGCGCTCGATCCCTTCGCGCTGGCGCTCGCGGCGCAGATCGTTCTCGAACTCGGCGACGGCGCCGAGCACGCCGAACATGAGCTTGCCGGTGGGCGTGGTGGTGTCGATCGCGCCCTGTTGCAGGCATTGGAACCCGGTGCCGCTGTCATTGAGATCGGCGACGATCGCATAGAGATCGGGCACCGATCGGGCCAGGCGATCGAGGCGGGTGACAACCAGGACGTCGCCGCGCCGGCAATCGTCGATCGCGCGCTCGAGCTCGATCCGCTCGGCGGTCGAGCGGCCGCTGCGCTTCTCCTGGTAGATCTTCTCGCAGCCGGCGGCGGTGAGCTGCTCGAGCTGGACATCGAGCGATTGGCCGGTGCTGCTGACGCGGGCGTAGCCGATTTTCATTGGTCATTCTCCGATAGGTAGGCGGCGAGCTGGCCGATCGCGCCGCTGGAATAGATGAAGCGCGCCGGATCGAGCCCGGCCATCGCGGCCGCGAGCTGCACGAGCTCGCGGTAGTAGGCGCCGCCGAACACGAACGGCCGGGGCGCGAGCTCGCCGTGCCGATCGGCGCGGTGGAGCGCGGCGGCGACCTGGCCGCACAAGCGCCGCTGCCCTGGTCGATCGAGCCGGCGATCGTAGTAGAGGATTGGCTCGTATTCACCGATCAGGCCGTGCTCGGCCGACAAGGCGAAGCCGGGCATTTGCGCGCAGCTCTTGCGGGCGCGGTAGGTGTGCCAGGCCGGCCCGTTGTAGCGGACGAAAGCCGGGACCGGCATGGGGTCGCGGCGCTTGGTGGCGCTGCTCGCAATGATCACTTGGCGCATTAGCGTTGCTCCTCGAAATAGGCCGATCCGGCCGGGGTGATTGTCCAGGTGTAGCGGGCGCTGGTGCCCTCGATCCGCGCGCTCGCGACCAGGCCGAGGGCGCGCAGACGGTTAAGGCTCGGGTGGTTCCAACGCTCCTCGCGCGGGCGGAATTGCACGCTGCGCAGCACTTGCTCCAGTTGCTTGGTGATCCTCACTTGCCTGCCTCCTTGCGCAGCTCGTGGAACCGGGTGCCGAGCGTGGTGAATAGCTGCTCGACCTGGGCGGGCGTGGCCTGGTCGAAGATCCAGGCGGCGACGTGCTCGGCCGATCCGCGGTCGATTGCCTTGGCCGCATTGGCGGCCTTGCGCTCGGCCTCGGCGAGCTCGCGCGTGCGGGCGAGCTGCGAGCTCCTGGCGATCGCCTCGTCGAGCTCGGGATTGCGCTGGTCCGTAAGCTGCGCGACGCGCGGCTGCGCGTGCGAGGGGGCGACTGCAGCATCGCCGCCGGCGTCTATGCTTGACGGCGTGCCGCGATCGTTGAGCCAGGCGGCGAGCTCGGCCGGTGAATTGGGGACGTCGACGCGCTCGGCGCCCGCGCCCTGCTGGCCTGGCACCTGCCAGCCTTCGGGTCCGTGGTATAGCTTGGTCATTGCTTGGTGCTCCTGGTTGGGGTGAACGGGTCGATCTCGTGGCCTAGCCGGCCGCGCAGCGCGTGGTATTCGTCGGCCGGCATCCGGCCGGCCTCGCGATCCTCCTTTATCCATTGATCCATAAGCTGCCGCGATATGCGGCGGGCGCTCTTGCCCGCGCCCTTGTCGCGTGCCGATCCGTCGCGGGTGATGCGCGCAGCCATCGCGACGGCGGTCAAGCGGCGGCCGCGCACGGTCATGCGGTTGGCGTGGGCGATCCGGTGCTCGGCGCAGCAAAACATATTGCTATTCGCGGCGGCCTGGTTGGCGGCGACCGGCGCAAGGCACTCTGGACAGCGCCTCGAGCCGGGCGCGCCGGGTTCCGGGGTGGCGGGGCTTGAAGGCATGGCTTTGCGCTCCTGGGCCGTTCTAGCGGGGCCATGTAACACGGCGGTCATAGGAGCGCCCCTTGCGCCGCGATCGCCGTCTGGCGGGTGCCTGGCAGGGAAAGCTGCTGCCCTTCGCGCGGGTGGCGCTTGTCGAGACGGTGGCACTCGCGGCAGCCGCATAGCTCGGCCTCGAGCTCGGCAAGCTGTGCGCGACCGCGCGCCAGCTCCTCGCCCTGGTGGATGATCTCGAGCTGGTGGCGCCGGCGGGCGGCGTCGGTGGCAAGCTCGCGCGTGGCGAAGCCCTCGCCCTCGGGATTGGCGAAGCGGCCGCTGCGCTGCCAGTGCCAGCGGCCGGCGTCGTCGGTGAAGGTGAAGAACGCAAAGGGGTTCATGGTTGGTTGCTCCTGTTTGGTGTCAGCGCGGCCGGCGGCCGTTGCGCCGGCGTTCATGGGCCTGCGTTGCCAGGCGGCGCGCCCTGGCGAGGCGCTGGTGCTCCTCGCGATCGGCGCAATGCTGGCAATGGTTGCCCTCGAAATAGGCGGCCTCGGCATACATCATCGGGCGGCCTCCTCGAGCTCGCGATCGGCCGGCGCGTAGTCCATGCCGCAAGCGATCGCGTGCGCCCTGGCGCCGGCGGCCATCGCAGCAACGGCGGTTTCGTCTAGGCCGTCGTCGCCGTTGACTTCCACCAGGTCGCCGCGCGCGTCGAAGTCGAACCAAATCACCAGGCCGCGCCAGGGGCTCGCGTCGGCCTGCTCGCCCATTGCCGGCCATGTGCGGCCGAACGCTGCGAGCTCCTCCTCGGACAAGCCGACGGTGCAGCCGCCGTTGTAGGTCGCGGCCATCGCGTAGCGGGGGCCGGCGGCCGGCGCCTCGAGCTCGGCCGGGAAAGCGGCCTTGCAGCGTGCGAGCGCCTCGTCGGGGTCCGTCGTGCGCCAGAACCCGCCGCTGCTCTTGACGATCGAATGATCGCGCTCGAGCCAGGCATAGATTTCCGGCTTGCTGTCGCCTTGAAGCATCCAGCGAAAGGAAAGGCCGTTGCCTAGTCCTATGTCGCCGCTCGAGGCGAGCGGGCGGCGATCGGCGAAGAAATCGCCCTCGGCGCCGCAATCGTTGCACGTCTCGCTGTCATGGGTGCTCGAGAGCTCCCAGGCTTGGCTTTCGGCGCACCAGGCGGCGGCCGCGTCTTTGTGGACGTTCTCGCTGCCGCACTTGGGGCAGACGATCCGAATGGGTGTTTGCTTGGTCATGGTAGGTTCTCCGTGGTTGCTCGTTGTTGGCCTGGGGCCATCCTCGGGGCGCGTGGCGGGTGCCGCGCGCCCTCCGGGGGCGCCAGGTCAGGCGGCGGCGCGTTCGTCCTCCTCGGCCTCCTCGCCCGCGCCCTGGTCTAGGCCAGCATTGGCAAGCACCTGGTCGGCGGCGGTCTGCGCCAGCGCGGCCGCCTTGAAGATCGCCCGCTTGTCCTCGCGCAGGCACTTGAGCCAGCTCGCCAGATAGGCCGCGTGGCTGTCGATGTGCTCGCCGGCGACGCCAAGCCGGGCGCAAACGAAGGCGCTGCCCATTTCGGCGACCAGCTCCTCGAAGGCGTAGGACTTGGAGCCGAACCCGCCGCCCTGGTCGCGATCGAGCCGCGCCTTGTGCCCGGTCCAGTGGGTGAGCTCGTGCGCCAGGGTGGCGAGATAGGCGCCGGTCCCCTTGAACGCGGCGAAGGGTGGCATCTGCACATAGTCGGCCGAGGGGCTGAAATAGGCGCGGGCGCCGCCTTCGCGAATGTCGGCGCCGCAGCTCCGCAGCGCGGTTTCGGATCGGTCGATTTGCATTGTCGGGTTGCTCCGTTGTGGTTGCTCTAGGTGGGCGGTGTTCCGCCTCGCCTCATTAAATGGGGGACAATTGGGGAAGCTGTCAATCCCCTAAATGCAATTTATTTTCGGGACGCTTCGCCCTGGTGCAACGTCGCCGGCGCCCGGCGGCCGCAGGCCGACGGAATAGCGCGCGGGCTCCTCATTCCTCCTCGAGCGCAGCGAAAATCCCGCGCCCTGGGCGGCGATCGCGCCAGCTCGACGGCACGGCGGCCGCCGCTTCCCATGCCCGCACCCGCGCCCTTGCCTTCGGATAAGAATTAGGGCACAGGTTGCAGGCCGATCGGGGGCTGGGGGACGGCGCAAATGTTCCCAAGTGTTCCCAAGTGTTCCCAAGCCGGGAACAGCGCAAGGCGCTGAAATCTCACAAGAAATCGCAAGTGTTCCCATGTTCCCAAGGTCCATCGCGCGCGCGCTATACGCGCGTGTGCGCACGTATAGTTAGTTTTCATATCGTGGGAACATGGGAACATTAAGGGTTTCGCGCGTATAGGGCGTTGAAATTGCGCGGCTTTCCGATGTTCCCAAGAATGTTCCCAAGTGTTCCCGAGCGCCGATCTTGGGAACATTTCGCCGCTCGCCTCGCCTAGCTGCCTGCCCTCGTGCTATGGCTGCGCCTCGATCGAATTAAATACGGGGGGAAAAGGCGACATGGCCGATCATCCGGGGCCAATCGAGGAGGAGCTCACCGCCGCGCGCGACCTGGTGCTGCTCGAGGAGCCCGAGCAGCTCGAGCTGATCCGCGACAAGGTGCCCGGCCGGGACGCCGGCGCGGCCGTCCAGGCGGCGCGGCGCAAGGGCCGAGGGCGGCCGCCTGGCGCGCTCAACAAGCGCAACGCCAAGTTCCGCGATCAAATCCTCGCCCTGGGGCCGCATCCGGCGCTGGCGTTGCAGCGGGCCTATTCGACGCCGGTCGAGACGCTGGCGGCGCAGCTCGAGTGCTCCAAGCTCGAGGCCGCGCAGCTCGCGATCCGTGCCGCGTCGGAGCTCCTGCCCTACGTCGAGGGCAAGCAGCCGGTGACGATCGACCTTCGCGAGCAGCACGACGTGGTGCTGATCATGGGCGGCGCGCCGGGCGTGCGCGGCGAGGAGCTGCAAGCGATCGCCGACCAAGTGAACGACGCCGACGAGCACGGCGGCCTCGATTGGGAGAGCGCCGAGTTCGAGGAGCTGCCCTATCCTATCCCGAATGAGTAAACCCTAGAGGGAAGTCCCTGCAGCATGGCCGCCGGC